GTATGAAGTTGTTGTGCTTCGACTTGTGCCAGTAGCGCGGGTCGTATTGTATGACGATAAAGTGCTTCGACTTGTGCTTATTGCGCTAGTCGTATTGTAAGAAGTCGTAGTCGCTTTAGAAGTGCCTCTTACGCTAGTCGTATTGTAAGAAGTCGTGTAGGTCGTTGTCGTTGCCTTAGATGTCCCAGTAGCAAACGTAGTCGTGTACGTTGTTGTGGTATTAGAAGAAGTAGTCGTAGAAAATGCTGTTGAAGTGTCACGACTAGTTTCGTAGATCGCACTCCACGCTGTGCTTAACGTGCCGTTATTGTTAGCGACAACATAGTTCACGGCGTACAGTGTACCCTGATCTCCTTTTGCAAAGATTTGGGTAGGCTCTTTTAAGGTGCCACTGTCATTTACTTTAATTGTCATTGGTCGCCCTTAACTAACTACATACCAAATGTGCCCATTAGCAAAGCCACTGGCGCTGGTAGGTGCCGTAGTTACAACAGATTGCGCCGCTCCACCAATAGAACCCCAAGCACCATCCTGATAACCCTCAAACTCAGCAGTTGTAGAGTTGTATCTAAACATACCGTTAACTGGGCTACCATTTCTTTGCGCTGTTGTTCCGCTAGGTACTTTTACAGAATCAGTGCCGCTTAGTGTTAAATTACCCGTTGCTGTAACGTCACCAGTTACGCTAACGCCCGTTGCAGCCGTTGCAACCTTAGCCACAGCGTTATGGTATAAAGTTACTGCGCCGTCTTTTTGGCAAAGAATAGCAGATTCATCATCATTGAACAGTTTAAGTTGTGGGCCACCTTTAATAAATAAACTGCCGCCACCAACGTCTTCAATAATAGAATGTGAACCACTGTGGTAAATCTCCAGATTTGGCTCGTCACCAAACGTAGCCTTTACGTTGTCTCCAAGCGCAAGAGTACCTGTCATGGTTCCACCGGCTTTAGGAAGCGCCGCATTTGCAGTAGTTGTAGTGGTAGTTAGTACGCCATCTCTTGCTGCAATATCAACACCATCAACCGTGCCGCCTGCTACTATGTTACCAGACACATCTAAAATGCCATTTACATCAACTGTAGTAGCAGCTATCTGTACTTCTGTATCAGCAACAATATCAAGTTGTCCATCAGCACTAGAGTTAATGTACAAGCCTGCGTCACGGAACTGAATTTTAGTATCAGTAGTTGTAGTATTTCCAATAGCTAGAGTTTGTTGTAGGGTTTCATTACCACCTGAAGCAGTGCTTGCAATTGTTCCGTCAGCAGCGATAGTAATATTAGAACCTGCGGTTAGAGAAGCTACTACATTAGTTGTGTCCGTTACATCTGCACTAGCTTCAATACCGTCTAGCTTAGTGCCATCAGTGGCTACGTCTCGCCCATCAAACGTGCTATTAGTGGTTATAGCTCCAGTCATAGCACCCCCAGACTTGGGTAGTGCAGCGTCTGCTGTAGTGCCTTGAGCTGCTGTAGCGTAATCTGAAGAATCAAAAGCCTTAACCTGTGCAAGGTTAGTTACTTCAGAATCCATTAGTGCGCCAGCGGCTGTAACATTAGTAGTATCAGTAACGTCTGCACTAGCTTCTATACCGTCCAGCTTAGTTCCATCAGTAGCAACATCTCGCCCATCGAACGTACTGTTAGTTGTAATGGCACCAGTCATTGCCCCGCCAGCTTTAGGAAGTGCCGCATCAGCAGTTGTACCCTGAGCAGCGGTAGCATAGTCAGCAGAGTCAAAGGCTTTAACTTGTGCTAGGTTAGTAACCTCAGAATCCATTAACGCGCCTGCGGCGGTGACGTTAGTAGTATCTGTTACATCTGCGCTAGCTTCTATACCGTCCAGCTTAGTTCCATCAGTAGCGACATCTCGTCCATCAACTGTACCGCCCGCTACTATATTCCCAGAAACATCTAGGATGCCATTTACATCAATTGTAGTAGCGGCTATCTGTATTTCTGTATCAGCAACAATATCAAGTTGCCCGTCTGCGCTAGAGTTAATGTATATAGCTGCGTCGCGGAACTGCACCTTGTCATCAGTAGATACGGATACGTCTGTACCGCCAGTGGTATTTCCATTAGCTAGTACTTCCGCGAGGGTATCGGATGTGGCTACTTGAGCATCTACGTATGCTTTGATCGACTGCTGTGTAGCGAGAGACACGGCGCTGTTCGAGGCCATGTTGTCTTCATCGAGTACCGCTGTTACCGTCGTGCTAGTACCCAACTGCAAAGAAGTAGTACTTGTTACCGCCTCAACTACGTTAGTCCCATCACAAAACAAGAACATAGTGCGTCCGTTAGGGACTAGAATGCCGGTACCGCCAGATGTTTTTAGGGTTACGTTTTGTCCAGAAGCATTCTTAGCTATGTATATCTTAGATAGGGTTGGGCATACTACACTACCCGCTCCGGTTAGCTGGGTGCCTGAGTCAGTAAACTCTAGCATTGCACACCTAGATTCGGACGTAACTCCATTAGCAGTGGTTAGCGTGTGTGCGTTTGCAGTCCACGAATTAATGACCGCACGCCCCGCTATAGCCTGTTCTACCATAGAGGTTATATTATCGTTTACTACATCACCCCACGTACCGCTTAGTTCTCCCTGTACAGGTAGGGCTAGTTTTAAAATCGAAGTGTATTGCGTTGTCATTTCTTTGGCCTCACACGGCTATTCTGTTTGTTTAGGCTATACGCACTATGGCGCTTGTAGCGTTACCCGTAGGAAATTGTATAGTAAAAGGACTGTTACTAGTGCTTTTGTTCGCCCCAAAGTCCAGTACTGCTATAGAAGGGTTGCCTCCTCCTACTTTATATATAAGCGCACCACGAGCAGTAATTGTAGAGTTTGCCCACGTAGCGTCTGCGAAGTCCAGAAAAGCTGTAGTGCCCGAACCCCCGTCTGTAGGGTTTGTACTAATGGTCAGAGTATACCCGCCAGTAGTGTATCCGTTACCGTTTGCTACTTCATTACTAGTTGTATACGCCGTAGTATCTGCGCCTAAAGAGGCGTCTCCTGTATACAGGGCTACCTTAAAAGTCTGCGCAGTATCACTACTAAAGTCCATCTCTCCGTTTAATAGAGCGACTTTAAAAGAAGTACACATTGCTTGAGCTATAGCCATAATTTAATTCCTTACTTAACAGCTACCTTAGTTTGTCCAGACCGATACGAATCCTGACGCAACTTACCGTCACCGAGATTCTTTAGTAGAGCCATGCTTTGTAAGTACATACTCTCGTATTTAGCGACTATATCTTGCTCACCCTTCATAAACCGGATAGCTTCTACCAAGGCTCCATTTAACAGTGCAGAGTCAAAGTTATTACCTAACCATGAAGTACCCGCAGTTACTATAGACGTAGGGTAATGCCCGTAAATGTGTTCTATTTCATAGTTAGCATCGGGGGTGGGAGCCAGCTCTAGTTTAGTGTCGCTATAGTAAGCATAAAACTTAGGTAATCCGTAGTTAGCGGCAGTATTAACTGGGTACGCTTCACGTAAAAAGTTAACGTCTTTGTTTAACAGATACGTGTACGTGTTATTACTTATTACCGCTATGCTGTACGTATACAGGTAGTCGCTAGGTAAGGTATACAGCTTGTTGGTTTGAGCTACTGGGCCTTCATCTAACTTACGCAGGGCAGGTATCTGTACTGAATTGTATATCTTCTGCTCCGCCTGCTCCGTGAACATAGCGAGTTGGTCATCTGTGAACGTGTTCTCACAAATGTCTTGGATATTAGCTTTCAGTTCAGTGTAGTTCATAACTTATGCCATTGGGCCTATGAGGTAGTTACAGTAACTTGTCCTATACTACCATTTATTAACAATATGTTGGGGGTTAATCCAAAAGGATCGACTCCCCCACCTACAGGGTTCCAACCCCACTGTATGTCCCTACTACTACTGTTTCCTGATTCTCCTAGGCTTTGGTCTGGTCTAGGATCACGTAACGCTTGTGGATCGTGTACAGGAAACTCTCCTAGCATATTCTGAGGCTGATCTGGATTCCAACACTCAGGGCACGCTTTTAAATTAGTATCTACATTCTTTACAACTAGGTTCTTCAGTTCCTTTAGTTTGTACTGGAACCCACACACGTCGCATAACGCGATGGCTTTCTTATCAGAAGCAAACTGAGTAGCCATGCTTACATATACCCTATGCGGGGGGTAAACCTAGCCGAGGTCTTCTCTCTATCTTCTCCTGCGG